ATCCTTGGCGTTCGTCATGTAATCTTCCGGAAGCTGATAGAATACGGTATCGTTGGAATCAAATGTTGGGTTTCCGTTCTTATCCGACAGCATCTCCGGAGCAACGAAGATTCTCTTGCGGCCAAGGCTGAACTCGTTGGCATAGGAATCGTATTCAAGGTCCAGCTTCCGCAGCGTATCGATAGAATTTGCGAAGATTGCGATACCCATTGGATTGGTGCCGTCCTCGTCGGCATTGTTCACGATATTCAAACGGTCGATCACGAATTGACGCTCTTTCGAACCGGTTTCAATCCTGTCAGTCAGATCTGCAAATGCCGGAATCTGCCGCCACTCTTCTTTGGTCAGCTCTATTCCTGCACCTCTTGTGCATTCGACCACGGTATTCTCAATCACGTACTGGCCAGCCTCAAGTTTATGAAATTGAATGTGCGCGTAGTTCTTTTGTCGGTACACCTTCGGAAATACAAAAGCGCACTCTTTCACAACACCATTTTCCCAACTCATGGGAAAAATGTTCGGAGCATCCAGGTAATTGATTTTTACTTCCCCGTTTACGATCTCGCCCTCTTCGGTTACTTCACCCACCAGATACGGTACATAAGCAACGGTTCCTTTTGCAGCCTTTCGCTCCTGGTATTCATTACCCATTGTAGAAAACTTTGCGTCGCTCAACACCTTTTTCACGTACTTGTCTGTCTTTTCGTCTGCCAACGTGATCGTAACCTTTTCATTCAGAAGCAGATCGGCCACATCCTGGCTTACTTTCTTCGCCATGCCCATGCTGTGCCGGCGGCATCGTGTGTAAGTTCCCCGTCCACCATATACACGATAGAAATGAAACTTCTTCACGTTGCTCTGGTACCAGCTGGTCCACTCTGCAATCTTGGCATAAAAAGAGGCATCGACAGTATCGATACCCTTTTTCCTAAAATATTCAAATATATTCATCGTCATCATCCTCATCTATTGGGTTCCGGAACTTCTCTTCCGTTACCTTCACCGGCAAGTATGGCTTTAACTTCTTCCAGAATCCCATGACCAGATAGCGTATCGCATCCATGCAGTGGTCATCGACTTTTACTGGAACTTCATTTCCCTTCTCAATCGACTTCTTATCATATTCGTATGTTCCAAATTCGTCTATCGCATGCTCCTGTTTTGGTGATACGGACATCATATCGAACATCAATAGTTTCTGAACGCGAGAAATCCCCAATGCTACGTCATTGTCCGCATCCTTGATCAGGACCTCATACGTGCATTCTCTAGTCGCGCGCTTGATCTCTTCCTGCAGACCTTTTGCTGATGGATCCAAGAAAATATAAAAATAGCTACACGAATATGTTTCGCTTAGTTCATTCAAAAAGGTAACCAGTTCCTTTGCGTATTCCGATGGGCTCTTCTGTTTGCCGGAGTCCCGTCCGGAATGGAAGTATTCGTCCAAACCGATCAATTTATGCGCATATTCATCTAGGCCAAAAGCCTGGAATGTTGTCGCATTCTGCTGTCCATAGTCACCGCCAAGACCAATGATACGATAGTGATCCCTGTCTGGCCTCTTCTTGTGGCGGTCAGAAAACATATAATAGATCACCTCATCCACACCAATGCTCTGACCGAGCCATACCCAACGGTACTGCTTCTCGTCAATCTGCTTCATCATTTCTGCTGACTCGATCAGATCATGCCCAAGCCACTCTTCTGGAACGTCTCTGTAGTCCGTATGAATGCGGATACAGTCGTTTCGTTTCTCCATCTTCCTGCACCATTTATTGATCGGTGCATTCGGGTTCTTTGGAGGGTTGTAGAGATAGATCATTTGGAAGTCACCCTTGTTGCCTCGGATGAACGTCGCCTCGATGTTCTGAAGCTCGTCTTCCCCTTCTCCATCATCAAAGAACTCCGTCAGCTCGTCCAATACCACCAGTTTAATTGGTTTATTCTCGTCAATGATACCTTTTGTATCGTCGATGCCATCTGATCCAGCGAAATACATGGTGGTTCCGTGTTTCTTATACTGAATCTCCATTGGAGACTTACCGATTCGAAACCGCTTCTTGTCCACGCCGAGACGATTGATACCACGGAGCATTTCCTTGTAGACAGTTTTCCTCAGTTTATTATGGTGCTTACGAAGAACAACTACAGAGCCGTTCATGTCATCAATTAGCTGATAGTCCGACCGGATAGCAGCAAAGCTCGACTTCGTTCCTGCACGCCCCGATGTAAGAATGATGTGACGGTATCTGCGATTATTAAAAATGGGCAGGTATTTCGGAATCACAATATCGGATATCTTAATTTCCTTTTGGCGCGTCATTGATAATCACCACCCCGTCATCATCTTCTAGTATAGTTTCCCTGTTCAACCGATCTGTTTGTGCTTTGAGGTGCTCAATGCGAGCCTCCTGCTCTTGAATATCAAGTGGTGTTCTCATCTTCTCAAAGCGTCTTACAATTTCCTTTCCCGCAGCAACCCTATCTGCTAATTGGGCATCTAATCCAAACTGATCCTTGACCTCGCCCCGCATTACCTGCGAAAAGAATAAGAGCACCTCATCGACAGTGGCGATTCGTTTTTCGTCCATCTGCCGGCGGCGCTCTGCTATATATTGCATTATCGCAGGTTTTCGCAAGTTCTCTGATGCCATGTTATCAGCATTCTTTTCTTTGTATCCGGCTCTCCTCGCAGCCTCTGCTCCATTTCCCGTTTCCAAATAATAATCTGCAAATCGTTTCTGCTTCTCAGTGAGTGCCAATGTTACCCACCGCCTTTGTAAAGACCAGCGAGAAATTTTACAATATCGATCATGGAACAGGAGTGGTAAATCTCCTCATCCTTCATTCCCATCATTCCATCTTTCTTCTTGTATGGTTTCTTCTCAACCAGACTATAGCTATCTATCATTCGTTTCTGTTCTTCCGAATAGAACTGTCGCGTGTTCATCCGGATCACTCTTCCAGATAAGGCAAGAGCCGTCTGGAGTTTCTTTACAGTTCTTCTGTGATTCGCCATCTGGCTCACCTCCTTGTATAGAAAAAGAGCCACCGTGGTGACTCTTCATTTCTACTTTTCATCCTCTATTTCACTAAACATAACTCCGCCTTCCATTGGGAGCTCATCTCTCCTTAACGGAACAAAATCGTCTGCTACATATTTCGTCCACTTTTGGGTAAGCACATATAAAGCAACTGTTAAACCTAAAATTACCAGGAAAGCATCCATCCTGCCAATAGTTCTCTCTCCCCAAACACTTATTAAATAACCCACAGTCAGATAAACAAAGGCTAACTTATTAATCCAAACAGAACATATTGCATCTATTAAACCTTCGTCAGATGCCAACGTACCTTTCTCATAAAAAACAATACCTCTATTCTGCTTTCTATAAGTAGAAATAATTCCTTTGCGTGAAGTTGAGGTATTCCCCACAAGTAATAACGCCGCAGTTAACTGAAATGTTATTGCTAATATATAAGCCACGTTACACAGTAGGCTCTCGGTAATACATATACAGTTTGTTGCATTTGAAATAGAATTCATAGTAATTATTTCCTCCCCTTTTCTTCCATCATACCCCAAAATATACCTTATCTATTATCATCTTTTGTTATTGTATTCTCCCTAAGTATCTCATCAAAAGCGGATGCTTTTTCCGGTTTTCTAACCTCATCTCGTTCTTCTCGCAACCATTCTCCACGCTCTCTTTTTATCCTTCTATATACAAACAACAACATGATGAGAGTAAGTTCTAACAGTAATACTGTTACAATCAACATAAGCATTCGATCAGATCTGGAAAAAACAACACTGTCAAAATTTCCGTACATGCTTACCAGTGATACCATAACAGTACATACTGATACAAGTACCCCTAACAATGATGCACTTAATTTACTTTTATCCTCATGCAGGATAACTTTTTCCATCATTATTGCAATATTCGGCTCTGTCCTTTTTTCTTTGCATAAATCCTGTATGATCGCTTTTTTTATGTCGTCAGATATCAAACGCATCTTAACAAATTCTTTTATTAAAATAGCCTTTACACTCTGGATTCCATAAGCGTCTTCTTCGTTGATTTTTCCCTCTATGCAAAGCCCTTTTATTATTTTTCCTAACACGTTATCGTCTCCCGATTGAAACATAATAACGTAATCTGTACAAACTTCAATAATCTTTCTATTTGTTTTTTCTACACGATCATAATAATCTTTTTTACTGGTTTTCTTAGTTAGCCAGTTATTAATTGGCCATGTAATAATAAAAGTGATAATACCAGTAATGATAGAAACTGCAACCGGATTATTTACAAAAGCATTCCATTTCTCTGCCATAAAATCCCCCTTTTCGACATTTTCTTTATCATACCACATGTGCGAATAAGGAATGTTCACAAAAAAGAACTTTATATTTGTGAATTATTTCGGTCACAAAAGAGGGGTTGTTTTCGTTATATAAAGTGTGAAGGCGCTTATCATACGCTATATGGATTCAAAACCATTTCTGCATCATCTTATCCAAATACCACCAACGCAATTAACCACAGCCACTCCATCCCATAATTAACCGCCATATAAACTGCCAGAAAAACAATTGCTGTTTGACATAAACATTTCATAACATTCCTCCACATAAAAAACGGAGATGAATTTATATACTCATCCCCGTCACAACTATAATCAGCAATTTACAACGCTAAAGCAATTTTTCTCATAATCAAGTCATTTTTCCTTTTTATTTCCCAACACATAACCTATTATTAACGTGAGTGCTGGAGTAAATATGTTCCACAATTCTTTTACAGCAGATACATCCGAGCGGAAAAGATAAGAGCATAATCCCCCAATTATCAGAAGACATACAGCAATTAAACCTGCTATATATAAATCAGGGTGCCTTTCCCCGAAAACTTTATCAAACATTCCCTTTTCATCCCCCTTTGCTCCATTTACAAACTTCTGCATTGCTATGTTTTTTGTAGATTCGTTCAAGTCTGACGCTGCGATATCTTTCAATGCTTGAATATTATTATCCTTACCAGCCAATGTATTCACCTACCTTTCGAGAAATAACGTATAATCTACTTTTCTGACTCGCTTTTTACCTTTGGCATCTCCTTGTAAAAAGCTCCAAAACATGATATACATCTGTTTTTCTCCGAAAGTGGCTAGCTCAATAGGCTCAATAGTTCCAGTTCCATTATCTGCAAAATTTACGCATTCATAGCTAATTTTGTTGCCATCTACACTCCTTTTTACTGTATATTCGTTAGAATGATCATTCACAAATCGAATCTCTAACGAAATATTCCCACCTGTACTTTCATTAAAGTTTAGCGTTAAATCAGATTGTACGTCTGTCAAATATACCGTTCTAGAATCAATAATATCAAGATTGCCTGAACTTGCTGTTATTTTCATTTTTCCCCTCCGTTTTTCTTTTATCATAGCACAACAGATATACACAAACAGGCGACATCTCTCGACATAAAAAGACCCGCATTTTTGCACGGGTCCCAAACAAAGGAAAACATTATGAAAATAAATTATGACAAAATAGCGAAGGCAGGATTTGAACCCACGACCTCCGGGTTATGAGCCCGGCGAGCTTCCAGACTGCTCTACCTCGCAATGTTCCCGGATGGCGTCATCATCCGGGTGTTTGTGATTTTTAAGGAGGCTTTTCCATAAGAAAAACCTTAGTCGGAACACTGGGATTCGAACCCACGGCTCGCTTTTACGGCTCATGCTTCCTCCCGGTCGGGAAGGTATTCCGTGGAGCACGGCCTGCTTCAATCCATCGTCCTCCGGAGTAAAGGTCCTTTGGCAAATATGCGTTCGCGACCACATATTCCGATATCATTCCACAGGCATTGTCATTCTCTGTGAGGCGTTGCGCTCACTCTCACATCATCCGGTAGCGAACCGGCCACATGGACCTTCTTGGACTCGAACCAAGGACCGGCAGGTTATGAGCCCGCTGCTCTGACCATCTGAGCTAAAAGTCCATTACCAGGTCATCCCTGGTATGCTGCGGATTCTGCGCTATGCGCTGGAGTGACCGTGTCTCCAAAGCCTCCCGGACCGTGCGATGGTCCTTTGATCAGTATTCCACTAAGAGGCGGGAGGAGTTTATGCCAACTTGCATAAACCGTACAAAACTTGCAAGCATATGTCCATGACAAACATCAGCCGGAAGCCGCTAGCCGAATGCCTTTGGCTTCAGTCTACATTAAACCATTTCCGAAACGAACATTGTGAACATTTCGAACTAACTTTATTCATTTGCCATGAATCGTTCATATTCCATTCTAACGCTATCCGCGGTTGCGTTCCGACCTATCTTAATCGCAACCTGTCCCCAAGGCTCTCCATCGAAAATTCTATATTTGATAATACGCTGCATGCGCTGTGGAATCGTATTCATCCACTCTTCTACCTGCAGCTTTATTGATGCTGCTTCCTCTATTCGTTGTTTCAGAAGGTGTTCCTGTATTTCAACCTTCAACGGGTCTTTCACAACTGAATAAGCAACTCCTTCTATACGAAAGTTCTTGGCAACATACGGGAATTCCTGTGAGGATCCTTTCACCACGTCCTGCTCAATCTTTTTCCGCTGTTTTTTCAATCGTCTAATTTCTGCTTCTGTTTCGCTGATCAATGCGCATGCATCTATGTACTGAATTAAAATATTTTTGTCCATCGGTATCCCCTCCTCCCGTTCTATCATCTCCGCTTATGCTGATATCGTGGATCCGGGCAAAGAACCGTGTAGCAGTACGGCGGCATCGTCGCGCTCCAGCTCGTAGCTTTAGGCCCCTTCACGATCTCATCTACAATTGTCCGGAACACTCTGTCTACTTGTGTTTTTATCGCTGTGTTTTCCTTTCCCAATCTATCACTCCTCAATTAAATATCAGGTTAGTTGTCTAATATTACTTTTCTGATCCTATCAGCGGAATCGTATGGATTTACATACATTTCACAGCCAGTTAGGATGTCATACTCTTCAACCTTGTCTATCAAATCTTTTGTTTCAAGCCAACTCACAAGTTTATCATCTGCACACATTAGGTCTGCGGCTAATTTAGCCCTTCGAGCAATTAGCCTTTCAACCTTTTTGGGAATTTTCATTTTTCCTCCATCAAATCTTAGTTAAATCCGAATTTTGCTCTGTGGCTTGTCTATTGAAAATGTGATATTTACACCAAACTTCACATCGTTAATATCAAATACCAAATCCACATTGTCCGTATTATTTTTCATGCACAATTCCAATATGTCAGCAATGTCATGCATAAATCCTTCCGAAAATTCTTTTTCCATG